ATAATGGAAGAAAAATAAACGATTTAACAAAAGTATTATGTAACTTAACTGGAATAAATTACAATACAATAGGTGATATTTATCATTTTAAGCAAGGGGAACAGATTATTCCAAATGTTTGGTATGATTGGGGGTTCTTTGAGATTAAAGCATTTAAGAAAGGAACTATGCACTTGAAATTTAAAAGCAATAAAGATTGGTATTTATTAAATCAAGCATACGGTAAACTAAAAGGATTTACATTAAAAGAAAAATAAGATGGGAATTAAGAAATATATTGAAACTCCAGAAAAATTACTTGAATTATTCATTCAATATAAAGTACAAGTAAAAAGCAATCCAAGATTGAAACACGTATTTGTAGGAAAGGAAGGTCATTCAACTTACGAAGAACTTGAAAGACCATTAACAATGGAAGGATTTGAAAACTATGTTTGTGATAAAGGTTTAAATTCAGAATTAAGCCATTACTTCTCAAATAAGGATGGAAGATATTCTGATTTTGTCGCTGTCTGTTCACGTATTAGGCAAAATATTAGACAAGATCAGATTGAAGGTGGTATGGTTGGTCAATACAATGCAAGTATCACACAAAGATTAAATGGATTGAAAGATCAAAGTGAAATTGAATTAAAAAAAGAACCAAGAGTTTTCAATATTGATTAAGAATGGCTTTTGAAGTAACAACATCATTAAAGAAAATGCTTCGTTTAACAGCGAGGAAAAAAGTAATTCAAGGTGCAACATCATCTGGAAAAACTTATGGGATTATTCCAATTCTTTACGATAGATGTTTAGAGAAAGATAGAATTAAGGTAACAGTTGTTGCAGAAACATTAAGTTCATTAAAAGAAGGTGCAATTGATATTTTTAAAAACTTTATGTATGATGAAGGAAGGTGGAATGAGTATGCTTGGAATGCAACATCTTTTACTTATACAACTCAAAATGGTTCAAAACTACAATTTAAATCATTTGATTCAGTAGGTAAAGCAAAAGCAGGAGGTAAAAGAGATATTCTGTTCTTAAATGAAGCAAATCATATTCCTTATGAAATTGCAGATGCTTTGATGATACGTTCAAGAGAAGTGTGGATGGACTTTAATGCAGATTCTGAATTTTGGGCACATACACAAGTTCTTACAGAAAAAAATAGTGAGTTCTTAAAACTTACATATTTAGACAATGAATCAATACCAGATGAAACACTAGAAGATTTATTGAATCGAAAGGAAAAAGCAGAAGCAGAAGAAAGAGCAGGTCAAAAAGGTTATTGGTGGAATTGGTGGCAGGTTTATGGACTTGGCGAAATTGGTTCACTTCAAGGAGTAGTTTTCAATAATTGGAAAACAATTGACTTTGTTCCTGCTGAAGCAAAATTAGTTGGAAGGGGAATGGATTTTGGATATACAAATGATCCAACAACAATGGTTGATATTTATCAATTCAATGGAGAATACATATTCGATGAAGTTCTTTATAAAACTGGTTTAACAAATCCAGAAATATGGAGAGAGTTTAAATCAAAGAATTTAGATAATTCTATTTATACAATTGCAGATTCTGCTGAACCTAAATCAATTCAAGAGTTAACAAATTTAGGGATGAGAGTAAAAGGAGCGGAAAAAGGAAAAGATTCAATCCTTTTCGGTATTCAGAAAATGCAGGAGCACGAATTCAAAGTAACTCAAAGAAGTATAAATTTAATTAAAGAGTTAAGAAGTTACAGTTGGGATAAAGATAGAGAAGGAAATCAATTGAATAGACCACAAGATTCAAATAATCATTTAATTGATGCATGTAGATATTTCTTTTTATCTAAACCAAATTCAGTAAAACCAAAATCAAGATTAATATGATAAGATTCAAAACTAAAATAGGCGACTTTAATTTGGCCACAAGTTATTCAGATATAACCTGCAGGGAGTATAAACAAATGCGAGATAATCCAGAAGATCATATTGCAATCGTAAAAATATTAACTGGATTAACAGAAGATAAAATTTTATTTCTTGATTTGGATGAAGTTGCTCAATATTTAGAGTTTTTGAAAGTTCCTGCTTTGGATTCATTAGAAGAAGATTGTTTCATTGATTACGGAACTATGAAGATACTTCCAGAAAAAATAAGTCAATGTTCTTATGGTCAAAAAATAGTGGCTACAAAGTATTTATTAAATAATGATATTGAAGGAGTTGTGGCTACGTATTTACAGCCTTTAGTTTTAGATGGTAAGTTTAATTCAAGTGAAGTCGAAAAAATAAAAGAAAGTCTTTTGGGAATGAATGTTTCTTCAGTTTATAGTGCAGGACTTTATTTGATTAATCAGTTAAAAGAAATAGTTGAAAGAGAAGCTGAACTTTTAAAATCAGAAGTAACAGAACAACAAAAAAGGGCGGGAATTGAAAGTTTTAATGTACTTGGAGAGTTCAACACTATTGATATGATAGCGAAAGATTATAAGTACACACACAAGGAAGTTGAAGAACTTGAATACGATTTAATTTTTTTGATATTGTATAAGAATAAATTAACAAGTAACTTTGAAAAGAATTACAGCGAAATAATGAAGGAGCAATGACAATAAAACAATTAATATCAGACAAAGTTGCATTGATGGATGCTAATAATGAAACGTATTCATTTTTACATTCAGAAAAAGATTGGCAAAACCTAAATGCAGATGAAGAAATTCTTCCTGCTGTTTATATGGATATGCCTATCAAGTACAGAACAAAAACAAGTGTAACTGGATATAAGGAAAAAACCTATATTTTGATGCTTCTGTTTCTTTTTAAATCTGAATTAGATGATTCACCAGACCAACAAGAAGAAACGTTCTTAAAAGCAGAAAATGCACAGCAACAATTTGAAATCATTTTAGATAATGATTCAGATAATATTTCAACATGGACTTCTGGAGAATGTATTCAAGTTTTAAATCTATTCGATTGTAACATGAGTGGAGTGATGATGCCTTTGGAAGTTACTTTGAGAAATACAGATTCAGTTTGTTTGTAATAAATAAAAATATTAATAAAAAACCTTAAAAAGTAAACCTATGAGTTTATCAAGACAACAAAAAAGAGCAATGTTTAGACGTTTAAACGATAATGCAAAGATGCAAGTAGTTCTGGATCGTATCGATAATGTAAACGATATTGAAAAATTAAACGACTTTGAAATTAAAAGAAGTAATCGTTTAAAAGATATGGCATTCGCTTTATTAGTTTTTTGTAGTGGTATTGTAATGATTTCAATTGTTACTTATTTTTTCACTAGGTGAGAACTAATTCAGAAATATTACAGCAGTTTGCAGATGTAATCGTTCCAGAAATGAAAGCAGTTTCAAAACGATTTGCAGATTCAATCGAAGCAGAAGTAACCGACACAAGTTTGGTTATAACTGCTTCGCCTTACATTAATGTTTTGATTGATGGTAGAAGACCAACAAGAATTGGAGCACCAAAAGGAAATCCAACGCTTCAGCAAATAATAAGAAAATGGATTGATGAAAAAGGAATAACTCCAAGAATTGATAAATCTGGAAGGCTCCCAACAAAGGATCAACTTTCATGGGCGATTTCAAAATCAATTCATTTATACGGTGATAGACTTTACCAAAGAGGTGGAGGTAATAACATCTATGATAGCATTATTACACCTCAACGAATTGATAATTTATTATCTTTATTGGCAGACCAATATTATACGATAATTAAAAGCATTACAGTGAAATGAGTTTACAAGTAATTAAACAGCCATTAGTTAATATCAACGGACATCTTTCTAAATGGAACAGCGTTCACCAATCAATCGAATTTCAATTACAAAGAAGTGATTTTGGTTTAACTTTTAGACAAAAAATATCTGGATTTGTAAGATTAAAAATTGCAGGAACAATTCCTTCATCAGTTCAAGTCGGACATACTTTGAAATTCAAAACTTTGAATGTTGTTACAACTGCAAAAATAACTCAATTAATACAGCCAAATATTATCGTTACAGATTCAACACTTGCAGGAACTGTTTATGGTGGTACAGTAATCTTTACAGAATCATATAAAAATTACTATGTTGAAACTGAAATTTTCGGAGTTAACGATTCAAATGTTTATGTAAGTTTAGGAACTTCAAGAAATACACCAACTCCAGAAGGTATTGTAAAAATAAATGTTCAAGAATGGTTAAGAACTCAAACCGAATTTGAAAATCAATTTGCTTATAACGTAATCAACAAAATGATTAGAGGTGAAGGAACAAGATTTAATATTCGATATAGGGAAAACTATAATGGAAATACTTATGGTTATTCAACGCTATCATCTTTAAATTTATTTTATTGGAGTAATTCAGCAAAACAAATTCAAGAAGCTTACGGGCAAAATATGGGTGATTACGTTCCAACATTAGACAATGCAAGAACTCAAAAAGCAAAGTTTCAATCTGTATTTAAAAAACCGACTTACTTTCCTGGTTATCCTTTTTCAATGAACTTTATTTATTCTGATAATTTAACAAGTTACCAGATAATAAGAAAAGAAAAAACATTTAATTTGAATGGAGTTGAGATAGCAGAAACAAGTACAAACTTATTAATGAGCCAAAGACAAAACGCGAACAGGTTAATGTTGAAAGAAGGTTATACTTCAAATGTTAAAACGATTGATTTGTGGCTTGAATCTGGATCATTAAATCCAAATGATGCTTTCAATAATAATGGAATATTTACTCCTGCAGTATTTAATCCTTTTAAACCTTTGGAATCAATTTTCTTACCTCAACAATTTGAAAGATGATAATTACAGAAATTAAAAAAATAAAAGTTAATCGTGAATGCGTAAAGAATCCAATCTTCGTTTCATGGTTGAATACATATGGAGGTCGTGAACATTGGTTATTTTCTGGAGTTCAAACAATAGGATTAACAACAAGCGAGAAAGGAGAGTTTGAACCTTTCATTACTGATTTACAAAATTCAAGAGGGCAAATAAAAACAACTGAAATTGGAGCAGTTCCACAATTAATTGTGAATGCCTATGTTGATATTGAAGATGTTCAAGGATTGAAAACAATTCTGTATTCAACTTGTGTTGAAATGTTAATGAACCCAAATGAATGGAGTTCAACAGTTGCACCAATTTGGCAAATTATAAGACCGAAAACTGGATCATTTAAAATTTCCAACACGAATGAAACTCATACAACAATAGAAATATCTTTTGACTTACCATACATTTACACACAAAGACAATGAATCAATTAATTGTTAACGGTAAAGAAATGATTTTATCCGATCAAACAAGGATTGGAATAACATATCAAGCGAATAACATTGGAGAGCTTCAGAATAGACAAGGAACGTTTACAAATACATTTAAACTTCCAATCGTTCGTGAAAATATTGAAGCATTGAAACTTGTTAATCAAATGACAAGTACAACTGTTTTGCCTTATAGAAAATTATCTGCAACATATATTGAAAATGGTATTGAAATAATAGGAAATGGAACAGCTACGATTGTAAGTATTGATTCAAATTTCATTAATATGAACATCATTTCTGGAAATGTAGATTTACTTGAAGCAATTGGAGATTTAACAGTTGGAGATTTATATTTAAATGATCAAGTTTTTCCATGGACTATTGATGTTGCTGTTTTATTAAGAAGTGGAACAGCATATCTTGTTTATCCATTAGTTGACTTTTATATTAATGAAGATAATATTTTTGATGGAGATACAATAGTTGACATTCGTAATATGTTACCATGTTGTAATGTAAAAGAAATGTTTAATAGGCTTTCAGATTATATTGGATTTAATTTTAATGGAGATTATTTGACAAGTTCAGAACATTTAAAAATGATTCTTACACCTTCAGATTTAAGTGTAAAAGAAGAAAACCTTTTATTGCTTAAAACTGGATCAACTGATACATTAGGAACGTGGTCAAAAACAATAACTACAATTCATAATGCTACAACGAATGTTGATTTCTATACCGATCCAAGTTATAATATTTCAGATGGAGATTTTTTAGGAAATTCAGTAAATGTTTTAAATGAAGTAAATGGAACATTATCATTTGTTTCTGATATAGCAGTTATTTATGCTTCAAATGTTGTAAACGTATTAGGTCAAACATTCAATTATGAGATTACAATGGTTTATCAAATCGTTGATGATCTTGATGTTGTTGTTTCTGAATATACAGAAGCTCCTCAATATGTAACATCTTTTCCTACAACTTTAAATTATGTTGCCAATATTAATACTGGAGATATTCTTTTAACTCCTGCAAGAACATATAGAACAAGAATAAGATTAATATGTGATGCAGTTCTTGGAGATACAAATATTACAGTAAAAGCAAGTACTTCTTCAAGTAAATTTACATTTACTCCTTCTGGAAAAATTACTCATTTAACTGATACGAATTTTTCTGATTTATACAGAATGAAGGTTAAGGATGTATTAAAAGATATTTTGAATTTAAGAGGAGTTGTAATTCAAACGAATGGTTATACCAGAAACGTTCAATTCAATTACTTTGATGATATTATAAAAAATAAATCGATTGCAGAAGATTGGAGTGAAAAGGTTCAAAAAGGAAGTTTAGCAATGAGCTTTCAATTTGGAAATTATGC